CCGCCATCAAACCTGCCAATGCGCCCACTATAAATGTAGCAATCGGGTTAATCAGCTTGAAAAACTCCGCATCATTCGGCGCTTGCCCATCCATAGGCTGAGAAACAAATATTAGAGAATAAAGCACAGTAGCCACGATAAACATAAGCGTCACCGACAGAACCACGCCAACTATGAAGCGAAGCAGTTCCTCTGGCGTCCATTCGTCAGTCGGTTTCATTTTTCGCATCATCAATCGTCACAAGATATTCCGTGCAATATCCAGAAGCTACGCATTTTGGCTTTTGGCATTCAGGAACCTCCCAATTGTCAGGGTCTTGGCAATCGTAGCGAAAGCGGTCTTTGCATCCCGACAAAAGCAGTAATGCCGCAAGAAGCATCGCAACTTTCACAGCCCTTACCTATCTGCCTTGTTGTCTAACTTGTCTTCTATACGGCGCAGGTGGGTCATCACCTCATCAAACTTTTTGTCGATTGCCGAGAATTTTTCGTCACCAAAGCCAAGGCGCGCTTCAAGCATAGTCAGCCGGTTGCTTAGGCTTGTCCAAACGGAAAGCAGTGAGCCGATAAACACAAGGGCTGTGACTATGAAGCCAAGGATTGTGAAAATGGTTTCGGTGTCCATTTAAAATTCCGTTGCGTCTAGATTGACTGTGATGGTGTCCAGAACAGTGGTTGTGTTTCTGCGCGCCAATTGTATCGTTAAAACCGCAAAAATGCTATCACCAGAAAACGCTGTTTGAACCCGCCATGACCTAGCTGTTTGCAAAGATACCCATGTATTTAATGGGCCAGATGAAAGCGCCCCAGATGTAAGTGTGGCATATACGTCAAAGCCAGCGGCTTGCTGCAATGGAAAACACCATTGTTCTAGCATTGTAGAGCCAGAAGGCTTGTTAGCATAAGCACGGCCATCAGTGTTAAGCTGATATTCCGCGTATGATGTGCCAGAGCGAATATCGGAAATAGACTGGTCATTAAAAGAGACGGTTCCAGTGGTTGTGCCATAGAAACTAGCCATGTTGATTGCACCAACAGAGGCTACAGGGCTGTTAGTGCCGATTGTCCCGAATGGAACATAAATGCCGCCAGCGTAGTATTCACCTAATGATATTGGCGCTTCGCCACCCCATTCACCTTGAATGTCAGTCAAGGAAAGTGGGCCACTGGTAGGGAGTGTCATTAGAACACCGTTGCGTTAAGTTCGATTGTGGCAAAGCCAAATTCAGGGCTGGTTGTGCCAATGCGGCGTATTTTGGCGGTAAACTCAGCAATAGTTGAATTGCCGCTGGTAGCCTCCATAAGCGTCCAAGTTTGAGTTGAACTGAGTGGAACCCATGAGCCAACCGTTCCTGACGTAAGCCCCGAAGAACCAATATTTAAAGAAACAAATGCCTCATAATTTGCGGCTTGTGATGTAGGATCACACCACTGTTCTATCTCAGTGGTAAAACCACCTTCAATTTTATAAACCCTGCCGTTGCTGGCAATCTGATAGGACGCAACCGCTGTGCCAAAAGAGTATTTGGTATCGGTGATAGCGTTTAGGCCAAACTGGCTGGAAAGCGTGATATTCACAACTTGACCAGCCGCGCCAAGCAACGCCATCTGCATACCACTCATTAGCTTGCTCCTGCGCCAGAAAGCACAGCTTCGTTTGCGCTGTTAAACCAAATGGTAGCAACGCCACGCGGGGCCAGTGTGCGGTTCCCAGCGGTTGTAGAGCCAGCCAGCCGCAATGTTAGACCAGAGCCTTGTGTAATCGTGACAGCAGATGCGCTATCGTTGTAAATTGAAATGGCGTCACCAGCCGCAAATGTGCCACTTGGTATGGTCAGCCCAGCCGAAACAGCAATGCACTTGCCAACATCGCCAACAGCAGCCGTGCCGCTCGTTGTTGAGCGCGGAATATTGCGGAAGCCGACAAGCACACTGTCAATGGTAGCGCCAGCAGCAACAGTGCCAGTTACATTGGTGGCATTCGTCGCATTCGTTGCGTTTGTTGCGTTTGTGGCATTGGTTGCGCTTGTAGCTGTTCCTGCACTGGTTGCGGTTGTGGCAGTCGCAGCGTTGCCTGTAATATTAATGCCCCAAGTGCCACTTGCGCCAGCGCCGCCAGTAGAAGGTGCGCCGACACTGTTATAGCTGATTGTGCGCGCAGCGGAGCCGTTAAATGTGCCACCTGACGCTACACCATCACCACCACTGCTGAAAGATAAGGTGAAGGCGGTAGCGTTAGCAGTACTTGCTGTGGTCGCTGTGGTCGCTGTTGATGCTGTATTAGCATTGCCAGTGATGTTGATGCTCCAAGTGCCACTTGCACCGCCACCTGTAAGTGATGGCACACCGAGGTTGGTGCGCGCTTGTGCGGCGTCAGATGCGCCTGTACCGCCGTTTGCAAGCGCAAGGTCAGTGCCACTCCAGTTGTCGTTGCTAATGCTGCTGGCGACAGCAAGAGAGCCAAGACCAAGTGCTGTGCGCGCACCAGATTGGCTGTTAGCGCCAGTGCCACCATTCACGATGGCAACAACGCCACTGACATTGTTTGCTGTGACATTCCAAGTGCCACTGACGTTTGAGCCATTAGCACGGGCCAAAGCGTGTCCGCCAACTGTCGCACCATCATGGACATGGATGGTGTCAGTGGTTGTGTTGACGGTTATTTCACCTTCAACGCCAGTAAAGCTGGCGTGTTGTGTGGTGGTTCCGCGCCTAATCCTTACTTGCTTGCTCATGCTATAAAGCCCCAATCATCAGTCTCTGTGTGGATTGTATCAATTCCATCCCAGTCTTCATAGCCACTGGAGAAGGTTGCAACGTAATTAGCCATGTTTTGCAGCGTTACCGAAAAGGCACGGGCGCTGCTGTAAAAAGAGAAAGCCTTAGTTTCAAATACCCCAGCACCGTCATTGCGTAGTGGGCTAGGTTGAACAATAGGCATGGTTGGGCGCGCTGGATCGACAATCACAGGATGTGAGGGGTCATTCTCCCCATCAATCCAAGTGCAAACAGCATTTGCGTCTGTGATGAATGGGTTGAACGTAGCAACCAAATCATCAATGGCATCAGCCAAGGTTTGACCAGATATAATCTGGCTGTTGGGCGTTTCTCCAATAAAATTGGTTATAGAAACGGGTGAGCCGCCAGTAATTGCGCCAAGGTCACCCCAGTTGAACGGATCAAATTTTGCAGCGTTTAGATTGGTGGCAATATTGCTGCACTGTGTAGCAAAGCCTACCTGCGCATCCAGAAAGGTCAGGCTTTCTGTCACAAAATTAGCAGGGTCGCCAATCCGTGATGGCGCTGCTGGCATTGCGCTGATTGTGCCGATTGGCATTATATCAACCCTTCAACTGACAGTGAGCATTCAGATATTGATGGCCCTGATAGCACAATTGAGAAATCACGATAATAGCCAAGTACGATTGTTTCGCTGCGGTTCTCATCGCCAATGTAAACAACGGGTGTGGTTCGCACTGATGCAAGGAAGCGAGTGAATGCGCTAACGTCTGATGTCTCAATGGTGACATCATAGTCAGCGCGCTTGCTGTATGCGCGCTGCACAATTGTGACATTGCCAAAATCGTCAATATTCTTGACCGAATAATCTTTGATGCCCACGCTTGTGCCAAAGTTTGTAACAGCCAGAGCCGTTTTCTGGCCGATAATCATTTCACCAATGGAAGCAGTGCCGCTGCCAGCGTCAATGATAAGCTGGAAGGATGCGCCTGAGTAATTTGGTATATCAAGAAACGCTATTTCACTTGCTCCAGTTTCACTGACGGGAGCAAAAAAGTAATTATAATAACTGTTTATGTCGCTGTAATCAGCAAGGCTGATAGTCTGATTGTAAACGATTGTGCCACCAGATGAGCGCACAATAAGCTGCGCGGTAGAGCCATCTACCTGAAATAGAACCACTGCATTGCAAACTGTGGCTGGCGTGATGGTCACATTAATGCTGTTGGCGTTTGTGGTTCCAGAGCCAACCGTAATATCAAACATTCTATATCGGTTGGTGGCGCTGATAAAAAGCCAAGTTGGATTGTCAGCAGCCGCGCCAATGTCAGGCTGGTCAGTGGTTGACGCAACAATCACCTCATAAATCTTGTTAGAATAAATCCGCCGTGTTCCGAGCGTGTAAGTTCCAGCCGACCAAGCTGGATACTCATTCTCAGCAACATTAGTCGCAGTCAGGTTTGCCGGTGTTACCGCGACTGGCTTAGTAATAATCACTTTCGTCCTCCCTTATGTCAGGCAGTCCGTCACCATCCCACCTGTCCATCAATTCATAGGATTTGCCGGTGTTTTTGGCGATCTGGTACATGATGTTATACATTTCGCTGCGCATATTGCTCAATGCGTCTGCGGTCTGTGCGCTGCTGCTGGCGGCAGTGGTTTGGTTGCCATCAAAGATAAGGCCAGCGCCAGCGGTGTTTATTTCTGCATTGCTGGCCGACTGCGCCGCCAATGTTTCACCGAGGCTGGCAGACAACCAAGCACGAATGCGCGCAACTTCCAGCGCAGAAGTAGCCGAGCCAATCGTAGCTTCTTCAATAGAGCGGCTCAGTTCAGGCAGCTTTGCCAGTGCGTCAAGATTGCCGGTGCGCGCTTGTGCGGTCAGCGTTGCAAACTGCGCCTTGAGCATCACCGAAGTTGAGGCAGCGTTAATACCACGCAAGCGGTTTATCTCATCTGTCACCGTCTTGGTCACGTCAGCCAGCGTATCCATGTACTTCTGCATTGCATCAGCAGCTTCATCAGCGGCCTTGGCTTGAGCAGCAGCAGCTTCCTCTGCCATTTTAGAGGCGGCAAGGTCAGCTTCAGCCTTAGCCTGTGCAGCCCAAATTTGCTGCTTCAAGCCGCGCAATGTTTCGTCAGTGGCTTCAAGTTCAAGCTGCCGCCGTGCGGTAAGCGCCTCAACGGCAAAGCCCTGCGCTTCCAGAAGCTGAATTTCTAGTTCGCGGCGGTTAGCAGCAAGCCTGTTTGCAGCCTCCAGCGCCTTAGCCTGTTGCTCTGCGAAAGCCTGTGCGGCAGCGGCGGCTTCTTCAGTGGCTTTTCTGGCGTCCAGTGCAGCCCATATTTGTTTCTGCAAGCCCTGAAGGCTGGCATCCATCGCCTCCAGTTCCATTTCACGGCGCAATGCCAAAGCCTCAGATGAATTGCCCAAGGCTTCCATCAGGTCAATTTCAAGGCTGCGGCGGTCAGCGGCCAAAGCCCTAGCAGCTTCAGCAGCAGCCCTTGCTTCTTCAGCGGCGCTTTCCTGTGCCTCAACTAGCTTTTGCGTAGCTTCTGCTGCATCCTCTGCTGCCCATATCTGCAACTGCAATGTGCGAAGGCTGGCATCCATGCTTTCAAGTTCAAGCTGGCGGCGCGCTGCTAGGGCAGCAGTCGTGTTGCCCTGTGCTTCCATCAATCTAATTTCTAGTTCACGGCGGGGCTTGTTAGCTTCAAAGATGGCCTTGGCCTGACGGATGGCAAACAGTTCTTCCAGCTTGGCGTATTCTTCAGCCGATGCGCCAGCCTCTTTAAAGATGGCCTTTAGCTTTTCCATCTCCGTTGACAGTTCCGCCAAGCTGGCGTTGAGCGGGTCAGTCTCCTTCATCAAATCCTTAAAGACTTGATCGAATTTAAGCGCCTTTTGCACCTGCGCGCTAAGGTCATCACCAGCGCGGATAAGCGTCTGCGCGCCAGCACTGATGCCGGTGACAATACCTTGCTGAATGGCAAGCTGAGTGACGTAAGCAACCGCTGCGGCTTGGTCTTGACCAAAGTTAATGACGCCAGAGCCTTTGGTGCGGCCAGCGCCAGTCGGATCAACGACAAAATTCTTGTTACGCTGACCGATGGACAGTTTAACAGCGCCACCAAGTGTGCCGCCAAGCTGTTCGGCCATGTCGCCCAAGCCTTTGAGCAAGCCAGTTGCCATTGAATTAGCAACATCTTTCAGCGCCTTGCTATTGCCAGACAATGCCGTTTGCATACCTTGTCCAGCTATCTGCGAAATAGTTGCGGAACCTGTTTTGGTTTTCTTGAGCATACCACCCAAAACGCCACCCAAGATGCTGCCAGCGATAGCACCGACAGGGCCAAATGCAGCCGCACCGATAGCGCCACCAGCTTGCGCGCCAGCCTTGGATGATTTGACACCCAAGCTGTTGAATATGGAATTTACCCCCGCCCCAATTTGAGCGCCAGCCGATGCAGCGCCAAGCGTTTTGCTTATTTTACCAATATCCAAGCCAGCCTTTTTCAAGGCATCAGTCAGAGACTTACCTATACCTTTAAACGCTTCTTTCAGTTCCTTGGTGTCAAAATTCGCTTTTACAGTGACGATAATGTCTTTGATTTTGCTTACAGCGCCACCCGTCATGTCATCCAAAAGCCTAACAATGCCTTCAAGTTGCTGCTTTAGTTTTTCAGCTTCCTTGCGCTCTTTTGCGATGGCGCTTTCTTTATCAATAATCTTTTCCTTGGCAGCCCTGTAACGCTCCCATGCGGCAGTGGCTTCATCAAGACCAAGTGCGGCAACATATTTGGCAATGTAGCCTTCACGCTCCAATTCCAGCGCAGCCCTTGCCCTTTCCTCTCCCGTAAGTCCTAACAGCAGATATTCATTTTCAAGAGCCTTAAGGGTTGCTTCAATTTCCTTATTAGCCTCTTTGCGCAGTTCGCTGGCTTTAAAAGCGTCATGGGCTTGCTTCCATTCCTTACCAGCCTGAAGCAACTGCTTGGCAAGGTCTTCATAGCCTTTGGCGTTGGCCTTGGCGGCCAATGCCTCTATTTCCATCATTCGGATGTCCTCTGGTGACATCCCTATTTTTTTCTTTTCCGCTACTAAGGCTTCAATGGCAGTGGTAAATTCCTCAGAGGCGTCTTTAACTCCCTTGGCAATTCCCGAAGCCGTGTCCTTACCTATCTTTTTACCACTTTCTTCAGCTTGCCTTTTAATGGCGCGATTTACGCTGGCGTCCTTAAGCACACTGCCAATTTGACCAATGTAATCTGTGCCAAAAGTGCCGCCAGCAATTTTGCCCATTGAACTGCCAAGCACCTGCATAGCGCCAGTCAGGTCGCCTGAAAGCAGCTTTTCAATAGCTACAGGGACGGTCTTAAACGCTTCGACAAATGCGCGGGGAATAAGGGAAACAATCCCGATGATAATGTTAATCGCTTTGCGGGTATATCCGATAACAGCATCCCAAACTTCGCCAGCGGTTGTGCCGAAATACGCGAAAGCTGCTGTTACCTGATTGGATAGGAAATTTCTGACCACATCAAATGCGCCAAGCATTACGTCACCTGCTTGGACACTCACGCCAGATGCCTTAGAAATATCATCCGCCATGAAGTTAAACGCCAAGCCAACAGCGCCAGCAGCGCCAGCAAGGGCAAGGAAAATGGGATTGAGCAAAAGAGCCTTTGTTGCGTTGCCAATCATAGACAAAATAGCTTTGCCAAATTGGCCTACAGACATACCTGACTGCATCATTATGCCGCTGACCTGAGAACCCTGCTGTGCAAGGGCAACAAGTGGGTTAGCGCCACCAGCAAGCTGCACACCCAAATCCTGAAACTGGAATGCAAGGTTAGTCACTTCATGGCTTGCCAACTTGGTGCGGTTAGCAACCTGCTGCATACCATTGCCAGCGCCGCCCATATTCCTTTCAGCGCGGATCAGCGCAGCGCCAACATTGCGAATTTCTTGGGCTAGTTCAGCGGTAGGAGCCGCAGCCGCAGCCATGCGGATTTCAAGGGCCTTGATTTGCAGTGAAGAACGGCCAACCTGCTCCAACTCAGTTTGCATAGATGTGAGATAGCGGGTGGCGTCAATAAGTGGCTTGTTAGACGTTGCTAGAGCAGCAGCCATTCTTTGATTGGCCGTAGTCAACCTATCAACTGACGCATTTGTGCGGCCAGCAGCTTTAGCCATCGTATCCAAATCGGTTGTGGCCGCATTAACATCGCGGCTATCAACGGAAATTCTGAGATTTGCTAAGTCTTCTGCCACGCGCAATGTCCTATGAAGCCCGATGCGTTATCGCTTACCGAGCCTCATAGCACAAGATTAGTTGCGTGTCTTGGCGTTGATATTGTCCGCCCAATTCAGCATCGCTTTTGCAATTTTGTCCCGCCGCTCTTGGTCTAAGAAATTTCGATCAACCCAAGGCGGCGGCGTATTTGGCTCAACTGCCTCTGATAACATTGCAGCATATTCGCGGGATATTTTGCGAATGGTTTGCGCCTCCCACGGTTTTAGCCTGACGTTTTGGTTAGACATCCAAGCCGCTAAATCAACGTCATCAATGGAAGTGTGACCGCCCATGCCAGTCGATTTAGATGGGCCTACCTCAAAGAGAATTTCAATGAGATAGGCCCCACCCCCTAGTGGCGGCATAGCGGATGACTTAGTTTCCCTGCGCGGACGTTTTGCGCCCTTGGGGATTGTGTTAAGCCAAGCAGCTTGCCGGACGAAAAGCGTTAATTCATCAAGTGTTTGCGCGAAAGAAATTAGAGCGGTCTGCTACAAACTCCTGCACCTGCTCCTTAATCCAAGCCCATTCGCCATAAACCGTGCGAACATTTTCTGGTGTGCATTTTAGGTCAACGCCATCAAGCACAAAGCCAGTCCAGCCGGTAGTAAGCTGCACAAGGTCATCAATGCTGTCTTCAGCCAGCTTTTCAGCATCAAGGTCAATGGCCTTTTTGCCTTTGGCAATGCGGTTCAGCGCAGCCTGTTGCTTGGCGAGTTGGATTTTTCGGTAAACTTTGCTGTCCTGCCCCAGCAGCGTGATGGTCATACCATCAATAACTTCTTCGCTTTCAGGATGTACGATTTGCAGAGTTGCGCCATCATCAGCCTTTACAGGCTTCAGCGAATTAAGATCAAAAGACATTTAATACCTCATCCGATTGCATCCGAAGCCAGTCTCCCCTGCCGCAGTCGGATGCAGCTACGGCAGGGAAGTTTGTTAGGGTTGATTAGACGTTAACCTTCACAACCGAGTTATCAATTTCCAGCGTCACTTCAGCCATCGTGATGGCATCAGCATTGCCCACGTTGGTTTTGAACGACATAACTTGTGCGGTAAAATACTGGATGTCACCGCTAACCAGCGCAACCTTCACCGAAACCTGAGCCGAAGAACCAGCGGTAGCATCGCCCTTGGTTTGCAGAATACCCTGACCAGTATCGGCATCAGAAAGTGCCATCGTCAGCGTGACTGAACCATAGTTGAGCGAACCACGGCGCTTGGCGACAATGCCAGTGCGCAGCGGCGTGTGCGTTGCCAGAGCAGCTTCAGCACCAAAAGCGGGAAGGTCAGCCAATTCACCACAGGCAGACCAAGTGAGAGCGGCAAAGCCGGTAGCATCATAAGTTGAGGGAGCAGATGCCGACACCGAAACGATAGTGCCAACTGAAGAAACAACGGTCATATCTAACCTCCAAAGACAAGCAGTTTAAGTGGTATATCACAAAGCAACATTTAAGTCACGCTAACGCATCCGGCGTTTAGCGCGGTCGATAGCAAGGCGCACCATACCATTTGGCGCTTGTTTTGACCAACCCTCAAATTCCAATCGGTAAATGTATGGTAGGTTGTTGCTTATCCAAAAGACGTTGCCGCTTGCTTGAGCCGAGATTGCCGTGCCTCTCAGGATAGCATCAGCGGAAGCAGCACTTTCTTTAGGCGCTGTAATCCCACTTCCGCTGTCAGCGGAAAAAGAAATTTGTCCCGAAACAGGCGTATTGATGCTGCATTGCCAGTTGGCCCTAGCCCTTCCGCTATCAACTGGCGTATTTAGCACAATATCCTTCAGCAAATCCAAGCAAATGGTTCTAATGGCTGCATCTGCGTTTTTGCCAACTTTCTCAGCAAACGCTTTCATGCTTAGGGTAAAAGTGGTCATGCAAATGCCCTGTAGGTGATGCTGACGGGAATAACCCATCTATCACCAGACACAAAAGACGGGTTTTGCGTAGTGCGCTGGATAGTCACCGTCACACCATCATAGGTCAACCTATTGCCACGCTGGAAAGCAGCAGCAACGGTGTCAGCGGTGCTTCTGGCTGGCCCTTTGTTCTTGTCCATTGGTGCATATACAAGCACCTGATAAATGCCCCCAAATTCATCTGAAGAAGCACTGGCGACACCGACAGGGATTGTGTCACCTGTCAGTAGACTTTCACTTAGATAAATCTGACCAGCCGTAGGGGTGAATTTGCTATTCTCCCAATGTGTCGGCAGGTTGAGCGTGTTTAGCTGCGTAGCGAGAGCCGCGCTAATTTTGGTGTTAATCATCTAGCCGCTCCACAACCTGCATATCCAGAGCCACCTTCTTACCATTATCCAAAAGGATGACATAGGCGATAATATTTCCACTAGCGTCATGCAGGACGCTATCTAAAATGCCTGTATCCCATTCGGACGGGAACCAGACGCGCTCCCCTATGTCGATCATTAGTTGGCTCTTAGCTGACAGATGTAAATTACGTCAGCGCCGCTAAGGCGTATCGGGTTTACATCCATGATGCGGTAGGTGGTGGCATCAACTGTGGCAAAACAGCCAACTTCAGGCCGCTCTGCAATCAACTCCAAAATCAGCCGCACATCGCCAGCCAGAATATTAGCCCCATCAATATCCTTCTTCATATATTTGGAAGGATAGCCATTGCCGGTGTAAACAGTGTTAGCTGTTGGCGTCTCAGCTTCGCCAGTGATGGGGTCGGTTGCAGCAGAGCCGAAAAAGGTAATGGTCACAGGCTCACCCTTGGCAGCCAGCAACTTAGAGGCTGTCAGGGCTATGTCACTCATGTGCGGTTCACCGAAACGGAAACAAAGCCACCGTCAGAGCCTGAATTTATGTAGGGGGTAAGCATCCGATTGACGAAAGGATAGCGTTGGGCAGGGTCTGAGTAATCCTGATACTCAACCTCAATTACATCTACCTTTTCGCGCTTCACCCGCTGACCTTGATCTGCAATTAGCACTTCGCCAGCGGCAGAGCGCACAGCCATCTCAATACAGGCTTTGACAACAGGTAGGGGGACAATGTTGGCATCAAGCAGAAAGCGGTCAACATAAACGCTAATACGCGGCCAAGAAAGTGCTTGAGTTTGCGTAACCCTGTCGCCCTTCCATGCGTTCCTGTATGTAGCCTCTAAATAATCAGTGGCTTTGATTAGGGCTTGCTGTTTCAAGGTGGTGGTCAGAGTTGACCAGCCAGTCATACCCCTCTCAGTAACGTAATCGTCAGCAGCAGCAACGCTTGCATAGCTGTTGGAGTTAGAAAGCCCTGCCCCTGTTTCGACCACAAATGCCATGATTAATCCTTACGAGAACGTACCCGCTTGCGAGGCTCTACAGCTTCAGCTTCAGCTTCAGCTTCCTGTATCACTTCATCAGCCTCTTGAGCAATGACAGGCTCAATTGCTTCTACAATTTCTTCACCATCTGTAACTTCCATACCTTGATGGATAGGTGTGCCAGCAGGTGCAAAAACTGCGTCAATAATCTTGTAACCCTGCTCTTGCAGCTTTGCCTTACGGGCAGGATTGATTGGATGCGGTTCGTAAATAATTTTCATCGCTTAACTCCTGTGAGAAAAAGCCGCTGGCAGAGACTTCCAATCCGCCAGCGGCTTTAATCTTAGACCTTACAGAGCAGCGTCACCAACAGCCATAACGCCAGCGGTGTGCTTGATCGACGTTGCAACCTTGTCCCAGTTGGAGCCGGTAGCAAGTTCAGCGTCCGTAGGCGACTTGCCGCCGTTGGTCACATCCCAAGTGTAGCCCTTCAGAGCCAGACCAAAGGTGTAATCAACCTGCATCGTGGTTTCGATGCGGGTCTGGCCGTTGCTGGTGTCGATGTTGCTGATAACGTCACCACCGTCATAAACGGTAGCAGCGCCATCAACCAGACCAAGGACGCGCAGCTTGTTCGGCGTACCAGCAACATACAGAGCCGGTGCGTCCGTCACGATGACGGGGCGGCCAAGGATGTCTACAACCTGCACATTGGCGGCAACGAAAAGCTGTGCGCCGTTGGTGAGGTTCTGAGCAATCAGCTTGTGGTAAGCTGCGCCGTTCATCACGTTAGCAACGATGCCCTGCGACATATCGCCAAACAGTGCGTGAGCAGCGTTCATTGCGGTGTAGCTGATGCCAGCCGATGCCGAAACGTCATTGGTGGTGGCAGCGCCCTGATTGCCGATGGCAGCAGCAAGTGCAGCAATGGCAGTGTTAAGCTGGTCGGCAAGCAGTGCTTCAGCAAAGTTGCGCGAAGCAACTTCGATGCCTTCGCTGGTGGGCTTCTGGAGCCACGTCAACTGGCCGGGTTCAAAGCGGATGGGGCCGAAACCGCCAGCAACCTTTACACCGCTGGTGCGAAGCTGCGTGAGGTCGGTTGCAGTAGCCGATGCTTGCGAAGCATAACGGTCAACGCGGCGCTGTGCCGAGTGAATTGCAGCGAAGAAACTTTCCTGCAAAAAGTCACCGTCAAAGCCCGAAGTGGTCAGGCGGATGGAGCCGTTTGAAGCGCCGTTAAATTTGTCCACCATCTGAGCGAGAGTTTCGATGGTAGCTGGCATGATGTATTCATTGAATACCTGCATCTGCGAAAGAGACATTGTAGAAATTCCTTATGCTGGAAGGTTCGGGAACATTTGCTTAATTGCGTTTACCCGTTGCGTTTTATCGCCACCAAGGTTGCCCTTGGGCGCAATAGTTTGCTGTGAGCCATTACCGCCAGCGGCTCCGCCGCCAGAGTTTGCAGGTGCGGAAATGAAGTGCTTGCCTTCATCACTGCTTGCCCATTCTGCCACAGCGTCAACGAGCGGCTTATCTCCCATAAGTGCGGAATAGTTGCCTTCTTCAGCCTTAACCTGCGCCTGATTGCGCAGCATAGCTTTTGCGGCTCCCATAAACTCAGAGCGTACACCAGCTTTAACCAGTGCGTCAGTCAGCCCATTGTCGATGAGGTAAGATTGCAATGCGCCATCCTTTTCGGTCAGGCTTTTCTGCAACTGCTCAATCGTCTTGGTGCTGTCTTTAGCCACCTTGCTCAAATCTGCTCTCAGCGCATCAACCTCTGATTGAAGTGCTGCGTGTTCTGCTGGATCAATTTCCGCACCCTTAGCCTTAGCCTTGGCTACCTTAACCTCTCCAAGCAATTCGCGGTTTTTGGCCGTAAGAGCCTCTACCGCCGCTTCAAGTTCTGCAATCCGATCATCACTCATGGTTTTGTCCTCTGGACTAAGTTTGGCCTCTGGCCGTTACGTTGCTCCAGCCCTGCCTTCGCAACCATTGTTAGCTTTATAGCATGGATGGGCTAAAAAGCTAAACCCTGTTTAATATCCTATCGTAAGCAAGCATTTACACGATTGGCGCAATGTCTCCTGTGTACGATGGGTCATTTACGATTAGCGCAACACCTTCCATCAAAAACAAAGTGTCATCCCAATCATCAAGCGCAACCTGCATGAAAATCTCCCTCATTTCATCCAAATCCGTTTGCATCAGATTGCTACCTTTGGCTTCCAGAATGGCTTGCGCCTTATCTATTGGCTTGTTCATCTAGCAAATCCTCAATGAGTTTAATGATGTCTGTGTCCACTAAATCGCGCCTATCCATCATGTAGAGCGCAAAGTTTTCAGCAAACCATTCGTGTTGGTTTGTTGTGCCATAGCGAGAAGGCTGCAAATCCTTGTCAGCCTTGGTTTTCGCTCCCCAAAGTTCAAGCAACCTGCGCTCAATTGGTGGCTTTTCGACAAGGCGGCGCTTCGTCTTGTCGTACATCTGGTGAACGTGGTGGGCAAATTCATGGTAGAAAAGGCTTCGCGCCTTATCCACTCCATTGGTCATATAGCTGTCTGAGCCAAATGGCCTTTTGGCTGGATCATCGCCACGCCTCCATGTGCTTTGCGGCTCATCAGTTCCTTTGCCTTGCTTCAGCTTTATGGTTTTGGAATTTTTGCTATATTCGTCTGCTAACTTATTGTGATTAGACAGGATTTCAGATTTTTCTGCCCAAAGTCGATTATATTCATCTGAGTTGCGAGCAACTCCCCGTAGCTTTTCATTCACTACATCAAGCTGCTCACCGTAATCAGTCATGCGTTGGAGCAAATCTTTGTTGATTGCTTGCAGTTGAGCAATCTTTGCGGCGGTTTCCTTGCCGCCCACACGCGAAGCGTATCCCGTCAAATACTCAGGGTGCAATGTCATCAAACCATCGCCCATAGAGCCTACGGATGCGGTGCTTGTTTTAAATCCACGCAACCTTGGTACGCCAAAGCGGTCAGCCAAATCATCAATCTCAGGCTTCAGCGACAAAATCATGGACATTGCTTCATCACTAAAGCCGGTGCTTAGATTTGATTTTCCAAGGTCTGCTGGCTTGATGCCGCGATAAACAATGCGGCCTTCCAATTCATAGCGCGGGTCAGCCGCTGCCGCCGCAAATTGTGCAGTTAGTGCCTTCTGCGCTTCCTTACGGGATACAACAGGTATCGTGTCCTCATTTACAGCAGGATTAAATGCCGGTCTGTTAACGATTGGCTTTGGTATCTCAATTGGCTCCGGCTGCGCGACAACAGACGCGCCACCATAACGGTTGCGCAGTTCAGTAAGCGTTAGCGGGTTGCCACGCTGGTCAAGAAGCTGGTTCAGCGTAATCTTGCCAGAGCGCCACAATTCAGCGCGGCCTTTACCAAGCATCTTGTCAGCAAACTCAGGCGGTTTGCTGCGCAGGAAGGCGTCAAAGGTCAGGTCAGCAGCAACGTAGCCATCCATACTGGCGCGGGTAGCTGGCTCAATATTGTCCTTTATCCGTCCGTCTGTCAGTTCCTCAAAAGACTTGGTGATTGGAATGAAACTTGAACGGCAGTTCCAGTGTGCAGGTGGGCCACCATTCCAAGGAATTTTGTGGTCTACCGGCTTAAAGTCGGGATACGTCCACAGCTTGCCAGAGCGCACAATACAGATGTCAGATGTGCGGCTGTCCAGCGTCGATACCCATTGCACCTGCTTAATGATGTCAGCGTTGGCCTCCAGAGCGGCAAGGCGCGCATCCTTGGACACTGTTTGCACAGCGGTTCGAGTGATAGCCATTGCATCTCTGCGGCTCTTGGCGATTGGTTCACCACCCTTGTCGCCAACCCCTATAAGCGCCTTGGCAATCTGTGAGTTAGTCTGACCGAGTGAAACGCCATTCTTAACCGTGCGCTCAACGTCAAAGCGGGTGCTTTCGTTCAGTCTGGAAAACCAGTTATTAATTGTCGCGCCCTGTATTAGCGAACTGTTAGCAATGCTGTTGATTGCCGATACTGGCGGAAGCGCGGCGTCAATGCCTACGGAAACCATCGCATCGCGGAAAAACTCAGCTTCAGCAACACTAAGTTCCGAAAGGTCAGGGGCTTTGATGCTGATAATGTTTTTAAGTTCGGCAATGGCCTTATTAAGCCGCCGCCCCTGATATTCGGTTAACTCTTTGCCCTTAAGCTGCTTTTCCAATTCGGCAGCGATGGCATCAAGTTGCTTGTTAAGCTGTACACTCTGACCAGCGATAACCCGCTCCAGAAGCAACTGCCTAATTACAGACAGGTCAAGAAGCTGGTCAGAGAGGTTCATTAATTAGGCTTTTCGATTTGTGCCTGTGCCTGTTGCATTACATTGCGAATTACGGGGTCGGATACACGGTGCGGCAGTTCGCCCAATGCCCTGAAAATCAGGTTCACCTCATCGACGTTAAGGCTGAAATGCAGTTGCGGCTGCTGCATCTGCGGCGGCTGCGTTTCGTCGAATTTATCCAGTTCTTCGTTTTTCATAATGTGCATCCTTTCTTGCAATAAAGCTGTTATTCAACTTCTTCTTCTGGCTGTGCGGGTGGCACAACTTCTTCTGGAGGCGCTGGCGGCACAGGTTCAGTCGGGGGTGACCAAGGGAATTGCCCTTCATCAACCTCAACAACCGGCACTTTCTTGGCGTTAATTTGCTTCATAATCTGCGCATCAACGTGTTCTTTGTAAGAGCCAACAACGACACCTTCAATCCATCCAAGAACCTGCGCCTCAGTCAAATCTTCGTATGCAGTGAAATTATCAGGGTCAACCTGTGCGGGATCAAACGGCGTAGCGCCATTGAACACACCGTCAAAGCCATCTTCGTCAGTGCCGGTGCAAGTCCAAGTTGTCTGCACGATAACGCCAGTAAGGTTATCGACATCCGATTTTTTCAGCGACTTAAGCGCCCAAACGTAAGTTAATGCCATGTCATTTGCTCCTAATAGCGGCCTTCAATGTTTCTACCTCAGATGTAAGCTCTTTTACAGCTTCAATCAGCAAAGCGATAGTGCCGTTGTAATCTACGGTTTTGCGGTGTTCATCGCCACCAACCGCTTCCGGCAATACCTGCTCAACCTCTTGCGCGATAACGCCAGCATAGCGCCGCTCTTTATCGTCTAGGTCTTTACGGGTGTAGGTCACACCGCGAATGGCCGCGACTTTGGCAAGGGCATTTTCTACCGTTTCAATGTTATCTTTAACGCGGATGTCGGAATAAGCAGTGACGTTGCCAGCCGCGATAATAGCACCAGCCACATTGAGTGATGTGCCTGTGGCGTTAGGGTCTAGGTAAAAGGCTGTGTTGCTCACATCATAGAAAAGTGAGCCATCTACACGGCCATCAGACCTTAAGCCGGTTGGCACATAAATGTTGTAACCAGAAACTGTGGTTGAAGTGCCAAAGCCGGTGCAGTCATTTGCGACATTATGGTAGAAATACCAGCGGCCATTCGGCTCACGATAGACGCCACCATTGCCGTTGACATCGTACATGATGCCATTGACGCTGCTGTACAGGTCAAAGAGGCCGCCATAACCTCCCTTTTGGCCGCGCAAGCCAAGTTGCGTGTAAGAGCCGGACGTATTGCCCTCTATGTGCGCGCCATTGCTGTTCGGCCAGTAAAGCCCATAGGAACCGTTAAACTGTATCCAGCTATTTGGCTGGAAGTAGGTGTTACCAGACAGGACAAGGCTATACAGGTTGGTAGTGCTGTCTGGATTAACATAATAACCAGTGTTGTTGCTGTCGTAAAACAGCGGCGCTCTGATGTCCGCTGCATGAACCTGCACATAATTGCCTGAATTTAGTTCAAGCACATGGTAGCGTGTACCGGCTGTGTCTGCGCAATAAAACAGCATATTCCCGCTAGTTGTGTATCGGGTGTATGCCTGACCAAAGCTGGTGTTTAAGCGGCCAAAATTATAAGGGCCACTGCCATCGTTCGTTACGTTGTAGCCAAAGCCGCCATCGTTCCACGTTACATTTGGCTCCGAAACCCACCAAGACATTGCAGACGAAACGCCAGAGCCTAGGGTTGAACCAAGGGCTGTAAGGCGAATTTCTGTGTCCCCATGGTTGCCTTCAACCTGCAACAGACCACGTAATTTTGAGCCAGCGGCAGGGTCAATATAATAACCACTATCATTATAATCATAATAGATAGGCGAATACGTGGCTATTTCAGATGTCCAACTGCCATCGTCTGCGCAATAAGAACCCCATGCGCTGCCTTGGCTTAGAAAGCCAATCCTGTTGGAATTACAATGAATAATGCGGACGCCTTCGTCCGTGTCGGTCATAAAGATGTTGCTAACAACCTGATCGACGCCAACCGTTAAATTGCCGCCTATATTTAGGTCACTAAGCAGAAGCATACCGTCCAACGTCAGCGTAGCTAACTTGGAAGCGCCATTTACGTTTAGATAATAGCTGGTGTTTGCGGTGTCGTAAAAAATGGGAGCGCGCATATCGACAGACGCCGACACATTGCCCGTGTCGTTAATGACAAAGGAATAGGTGCTGCCGTAACCGTTATTATCGAATGTATGGCTTCGAGCGTTTGAATAATGATTGCCGCCAGTTGTCCATGCGCGAGAACCCCAATTCTGCTCCACAGTGGCTGTGCCACCCATGTAGAAATATTGGCCTTCTGCAATGCTAACCCTGCCTTCAACGGCAATGGCGTTCATTCTCGAAAGGTCGTTTGGGTCAACGTAATAGCTGGTATTATTGCTGTCGTAGAAAATGGGGGCGCGGAAGTCACCAAGCGCCGTAATTTGCCCCGAATTATTAATGCTAATCCAACTGGCATTGCGAGTGCCATTATAACCCGCAGAAGTTGGCCCAATCCAAAAATTGTTGCCGGTGTCGATACCCATGCCCATGCCAAGCTGCCCAGCGCGGGTAAGGCCATAATATGAGTAATTGGCATCTGTGTTTCGCGTAACTGAAATTTTGCCGTAAGGGTCATTATTGCTGTCGTAGGCTCCTACGCCAGTAGCAACCATCAACGTATTCAGGACAGAGGTGCTGGCAGCGTCAATGTAATACCCGCTGTTATCGCTGTCATAAAAGATAGGGGCAGCAAAATAGACAGCGTTTGAAACAGGGCCAGCACTGCCAAAAATGTAAGAGCCGCCGTTCCAGTACAGGTATTTGCTGCCACCATCTGCAAAGTAATAAACGCCAGTTTCAGCACTATCACGGCGCGCATAAACATCGCCATTAGTGGCTACATAAGAGCCGCCAGCAAAAGATACCTGACCACCAAGTACCGTCCCACCCTGCGGGTTGACGTAATATGCCGTGTTGTCGGTGTCATAGAAAATAGGCGCACGGAATGAACCAGACGAAGCCGAGTAGCCATCAGCTAAAGTCAGGGGATAGAGATAGTTATTATTTGCGCTGTTCGGCGTCATAAAATTAACGCCATTGCGGAACAGCACCTCACGCCCTTCACCCTGACCATTAAAGCTGCCGCTCAGGTTGCTTATAGGGTCATAACCAAGACTGATTGTGGTTAGGTACTGGTTGCCAAGAATAACCGCCCTGTAGCTAGACGAGTAGCCAAAGGATGAGGTGTTTGCAGCCAAGGCTTCAACACCAGAGCCATTGCGAAGGTACAGGGCATTGAGGACGCTATTGCTGGCCGGATCGACATAATAGGCGGTGTTGTTGAAGTCTGTAAAAGCACCCGCCCAAATGCCAGATGGGGTAATGTACGCATATAAGCTACCATTACGATCACGGAAGTTGTGGCTTGTATTGTCGTAATAGTTGGCTGGATCAGCGCCACCAAGGAAAACAGCCGTTCTGCCAGTCGGGTCATTAAGCTGGAAGTAGGTGCTTCCAAGCGTCATGGCCGTGCTGCCGGTGCTGTATTGCGCGGCGTTTAGGCGGATGGTATTTAAAACCGATGTGCTTGTTGGGTCTATGAAATAATTGGTATTGTCGCTGTCATAGAAAAGAGGCGCATAAAGAGCAGAGGAATTGGTTGCCGCAGTGTCAGAGCGCATGAAGCGCGCAAGGGCAATAGTCTGCTTTTTAGTGCCTGTGGGTTCTGTGCTGTTGGTAATCGACGTTATGCGATTGCGGGTAATCGTGCCACTGTTGGGGCCGTCCATGCCCATGACATTGACGTTAAACGAATTCCAATAGCTGATGCGCGGCCACCAGAATTTGAGAACGCCGCCATCTTCAAATACTTTGACCGACGATGCAAAATTGCCGCCATAGCTTATGCCACTGGTGGAAATGATGGTGTCATTATACAGGTAACCTTGGGCAATAACCTTGAACGGCGGGTTGGAACCGTCATAGCTTTTGCCGGTTATCTCAATAATGAAACTTTCGCCGTTTGTGGCTGTGGCAGGAATGTTGGTTGAAACCAGCGTTCCATCAACAAAGTCACTGCTTGATTGGAAGCGGGTTGTCCAATCGCTGCGGTAAACAGCACCATCGTTAACGGTCAGGCCACCAAGAACATTAACAATGCCTAAGTTAGATGTGCCATTGGGATCAACGTAACGCGATGTATCATCGCGGTCATAGTAAATAGGCGAAAACATTGCGGTGTTTGAGTACCAACCGCCGTCATCTGTGCAGAACGCGCCCCAACTTCCTCCTTGGGTCAGAAAGCCAATCTGGTTGCTGTTGTTATGAATGGCGCGATTGCCTTCGTCGCTATCGCCCATGTAAATATAACTGAACGCATCAGTACCAACGGTTAAACTACCGGCAGTAGCTAAGGCATTGATAAAGGATGTACCGGCAGCGTCTATGTAATAGCCGGTGTTATCGCTGTCGTAAAAGAACGGCGCACGGAATGAAGCAGACGCTTGCCCATAGCCAGATGCAACAAATATAAACTGAGAGCCGCCACCAGTAGCCAGCCCAAAGTGCATACCGATAGTGTCCGCACTTCCAACACCAGCCGCGCCTTGAAAATAGCTGATGCCATAGCCGTCAGCGTCAGCGAAGGAGTAAATGCGGTTACGGGCGTTGGCATTGTATGCAGATTGACGAAAGCCACCTGTGCCAGCCGAGATAAAACGTTTTACTGCAAGGTCGCCGTCCATATTGAGCGAGAACAGATCACTAGGCGCAGACCAGCCACCAATGCGGAACACATTGGAACTATCAAGCCCCATGTTGATGGCGTACTGGCTTGACCGATGAAACGACATCCAAGCGCCTGAAGCGTTGTCATTTGTCCAAGCCTGAAGGCTAGGGCTGTTTGACG